TAGTTTCTTATGAGAAAACTTGTTTTAAGATATGTCTAAAGTTAATTTCAAATCCTAATTCAGAATTTATGATTGCACCAATGTCTCAAAAAAGATACATTGTAAATAATATATTTGGGATTTTTATTGTAATGGATTATGGTAGAGTTGAAATAACTAACCATGTTTTTAATTATAATGTAAAATTATCTGAAAGAGATTGGCAAAGATTAATTTACATATTTGATATTGAAACAGAAAAAAGACGTACTCAAACAGAAAGTGATGTTAACTCAAGGATAACACATTCGTTAGATATGGTTTTAGAACGTATTTCTAATCTCAAATAAAATTTTATCAACTAAGGAATCTACGGATTCCTTTTTTGTTTTGTATGAAGTCATAACTGGTTTTTGACCCTTTCCTGTTTGTGTGTCATTTTTTTCAGCCTTTCTTTTTTGTTGACAAGCGGCCTTTTTTTGTGAATCACTCATTTTACCTGCAACACCTGCAGCTCTACATTTTGGGTACGAACCTTTAGATGTGTCTTGTCTTCCGCATGGTGGATGTTTACCATCAACTTTACGACAAATATCAACCCAAGGTCCTTTAGGTTGTTTAGATCCTTTTGGTTTCTTCTTTGTACCAAACCAAACAGCTAAATCTTCAGAAATAACATCATTGTTTAATTCATCCCATTCATCTAATTTAGTTACGGTTTTTTTTGTGTTAAAATTTTTAATTGGTTTTGCGTCAGTATTTTTTCCCGGTAATTCATTCATAACACCCGCATCGTCAGCCCACGCAAATGAATCGGGATTATTTTTCATATAAGCGGCAATTTTTTCCGCCATTTTTTCTTTCTTTTTAATTGTTTTTGGGTCTGTTGACATTTTACCATCTAAACTATCATGGTCTAAAGATGCGTCATCCCAATCAGTCACATATTCTGTAAATGGGGCCATTTGATTTTTATCAAATTGTCTATATCCAGGTAATAAAGGAGAAACATATGATCCTCTAGTTGACTTTTCCGAAGTCGCCTCTCTTAATATTTTCTTTATAAAATTATCGGTTATCATTACTATAATAAATATTAGGAATATGGAAAAAAATGAAGAAACTAATAAATTATTTGGAACATTATTTGGGTCAATAGATCTATTAAATGAAAGCCATTTAGATGCGATATTATTGACTATGGATAAAGACCATGCAATACACTATTTGGTTGAATCTGTTAAATCTGCACATCAAAGAGGTGCTTTCACCATAGGTGAATCCGAAGTTATTTCTAAAGCCATACGAACATTATCAAAAAATGAATAAATAAAAAAAGGTCAGATTTCTCTGACCTTTTTCGTATTCGGTTTTTAATTGATTATCTCAATTCTCTCAAGTCGAATGTTCTAACTCCATCAACTGTGATACGTCCGTAGAAACGGTTGTTAACCATTTTCTTAGCGTATCTTGTCATAATACCTTTGATAGGTGTGAAGTTGAATGGGTTGTACATTGTAGGTGTCAATTGTAGAGGTACATACGGTGCGTAGATGTAACCTGTGTCTAACAATGATGTTCCTTTGTGTCCAATCAAAACTTGGTTTGGTGGGAAGTAAGGATCACGGTACACTTGGTAACGTCCTGCTAAAGTACCAACTCTTTCGATACCCATGTTATACTGATCTTGCTCAGGAGATGCGTTAGATACGTGGAAGTATTCTAAATCATCAAAGATTGCTGAAACCTCAGAAGATACAACGATCCAGTTAGCTCCACCTCTCAATGTAGATTTGTGGATTTGTGCTGACAATTGGTTGATTGCTGTAATCAAAGTTTGGTTCCAATCTTTTTGAGTGTAAGATGTAGTTTGAGAAATTCTTCTCCATCCGTTGTAGTCCCAACGTAAGTTCCAAGCCGCTCCTTTTCTCAAGTCACGTAAGATCTCACGGTCAATCTCTGCTGCTACTTGCTCAGATAACAATGCTGTTAACTCAGCCTCAGCGTCGATGTTATGGAATGCTGCAACGTCTTGAGCTAACTCAGGAGACCATTGTGCTCTTAATTTTCTTTCGGTTACAGAAACAGTTACTGAATCTAAATCGAAAGAAACCTCTCCAATTTTATCTTCGAATTCCATTTCTTCATATCTTCTGAATACAGCTACGAAAGAAGTTGCAGAAGTCGCAGAGAAAATAGTAGTACCTGTGTAACCATCTAAAGATGTAGAATCACAATCAGCACATACTGGACAAGATAAATCAACTTCTAAGTAGATACATCCATCTGCAGAACAGATATTTTTGAATGAACCACCGTTACCATCAGTTGGCCAAGTTGTAGTCACAGTGTTACCGTATTGAACGATACCTTTACCGTATTGTTGAGTAACAACTCTAAATAATAGAGGAACTGCAACACCAGCACCTGCACCTACAACATCACAAGGAGTAGTTGAAGAAGAGAATGTACTTAAATTAGTAAAGATTTTAAGATCAGAAAGGAAAGATTCTGAATCCATTTCGTTTCCATCAGGTCCGATTAATTTACCCGCTCCTGTATCAGCAAAACCACACATTTTAATAATTAATTTTCTTTGGTTACCTGCCGCAATTTGAACTCCTCCTGCCGGTACACCACCAGCAACAGTTGCGTCAACTAATGATCCACTTGACCATGCTTGAAGAGTTGTAGTTGCAGTAACTGCCGACCAACGACCTTTAGAGTAGTCAAATAATCCTGGAGGATCTAAACCTGCCTCACCACCTTCGTAGAATAAATCGTAAAGATTTTTTCCGAATGCTCCTGCATTGTCAGGATATCCTGCTCCTGGTCCTGAGTTACCTGTACCACCTGCTGTAGGTCCGTTAGGTGCTCCGATTGGTGCGTAGTGGTCACCTGATGCGTTTGCAGTACCACCATTATATCCTTGGATACGAGGTACAAAGTAGAATAATTTACCGATCGGTAAGTTCATTGCTTGTACAGAAACGATATCGTTAGCCAACAATTTAGAGAAAACTCTTCTTACGATAGGGAAAACAACTGTTTCGAACGCTCCGTTAGAACCTTCAGATGTTGCTTCGTTAATCAAGAAAGAAGCTTGGTTTTCATACAACTGTGCTACGTTTTCTTTTAGGTGGCCTCTAAGACCTTCAAGGAATCCTAATTTATCCCATTTGTTAATAGTATCTTCTTTGATAACTTTAAGGTGTTTTAAACCGATGTTACCAACAAGACCTGATTCTAATAATGCTCCCATTTTTTTGGTTTTTATTTTATTTGTTTATTTTTTATTTTATTTTTGACATTAAATCTTTCATTCTTAAGAATTGAGGATTTTCATAAGTTTTAGATTCAATTAAATTAACTGCAGATCCAGATGATGGAGTTTTTTCAACAGTTCGTTCAAATGATTCACTAATTGTATTATTTTCCTTAGAACTTGAGTTTGAAAGTTCGTCTTTTACAATTCTATACAAATTTTTAGATTCTTTAAGAGTTTCAACGCTATCAAATCTTTTTAAGATGTTGATTTTTTCTTGTTTTGTAGTTGAGTGTTCTGTAAACAAACGTGTAGCGTAAGCCAAGTTTGAATTGAATACCGCAACCTCATTCAATTTGTCTCTAAATACATTTAATGCATTTCTATACTCTTCATTTTTTTCTCTAAGAACTTGTAATTCTCTATTGTCAACACTTTCTTTTTTAATTGCCGTGTTTGCTTTTGAATGTGCTCTTGGTTTAGGTAAACCACCTTTTCTAAAATTAGAACCATTACCTAACGTACGAGACGCTTCTTTGGTTTCCATTTTTTTAACGGTTGTGTTTTTACCTTTCTCCATGTTTTCACCTTCCTTATATTCAAATTTCGCTTTACCCATACCAACTCCTCTGGTTCCTTGTTTCATTTTTGTTTTGAAACCTTGTCCTTGATTTGGTTTTTTGTCGTATTTGAATTTTGATGCGTTACCCATACCAACTCCTTTTGCCTTGAAATTAGATTTTGATTCAATAACAAATTCCTCATCTAAATCTTCTTCTAATTGAGACCAATCTGTTTCAAAATCAAGATCCTCATCCTCATCTTCAGGGTCATTACGGTGTCTGCGACCCATATGATAACGCTCTTCCATTTCACCACCTAAGTGTTTAGAGTATTCTTCACCATCATCATCATCTTCTTCATCTAACATGATTTCATAGATTGTTTCGGTAGTACCATCCTCTTCTTCCATCCAAGATTCTCCAATCTCATCGTTTTTCATCATTTCGATTTCATCTTGCTCTTGTTCGGACTCACTTAATTGGATAAAATAGTCAACATCGTTATTTTCATCAGATAAATGTATCATATCATCTTCTTTTTTAACAATGACACCATCTTCAGGTCCCATAGCCTTGAAAACTTTTAAAACGTCTTCTGAGGATGCTCCCGTTAGGTCAAGTGTGTCATCATCTTCGTCTTCGTCGTCGAAGTCAGCATCAATAGATAGCCCATCTTCGTCTCCGTCGTCGAAATTATCAACATCATCATCAGATACGTCAGTATCGTCAAACTCAGCATCTACATCAATCTCCTCGTCGTCGTCTTGCTCGTTAAGGGACTCTTTTACTAATGATCTGATTTCTTCCTTCATTGTAGAAGCAAGTATTCCTTTTGCGTTTTCGTTAATAACTTCTTCCAAATTTCTCATTTGTAAGAAAGTATCTTCAACCAATGATTTGTTTTTGCTCATTATAGTTTTGTTGTTTTTACAATATAAATAGTATGTTAATTGAAAAAATTCACATTTTTATAACAATGAGGCAAAAAAAAATGGAGATATTAAAAAATACCCCCATTTTAATAAAATGTAATTAAATTAAAAATTAGTCGATAACCTCATCAATTTTACTTTCTGTAATTGAAGTAATTCTCCAATCCATTGTGTAATGTTCATATACTTTGGTTACTTTAGCCTCAACATCAGTAGGGGTATATCCCAATACTAACTTTTCTTCTCTAACTTTTCTAACCTTTCCTGATTCGCTGTCTAACAAATCTGATGTGATTTTAGCCACAAAATACTTTTCTCCTTGTTCCATAATTTTTTAATTTTATTAAATCATAGAACTTATTTTTTTATTTGTCAAGAAAT